CGGCCGGCGCCAGGACGGGGGCGATCCGGGCGACAGCAGCGGCGCGGCGCGCACGCTGACGGGCTCGGGGCCGGCGAGCTGGTATCACGACAACAGCCCGGCCGGCATCGCCGATCTGACGGGCAATGTCTGGGAGTGGGTGCGCGGGCTGCGCCTTGTGGGTGGCGAGATACAGATCATCGCTGACAACAACGCGGCCGCCACCGACGCCGATCACTCGGACACCAGCACGCTCTGGCAGGCGATCCTCCAGGACGGCTCGCTCGTCGCGCCCGGCACGACCGACACGCTGAAATGGGATGCGACCGGCGCCGACGGCACCGGCAGCCCGATCCTCAACACCAGCGTCACCAGCCAGTCGGACGGGTCCAACTCCGCGAGCGAGATGTACAAGGACCTGACCGCCGAGACCGGCGTGACGGTGCCTGATCTCGCAAAGGTGCTGGGGCTGTTCCCGCACGCAGTCGATATGACCCGGGGGCGCTTCTACATGCGCAACGAGGGGGAGCGTCTGCCGCTCCGTGGGGGCAACTGGAGCCTCGGCTCGGCTGCCGGCGTGTTCGCCCTCAACCTGTACTACCCGCGCTCGCACGCGAGTTCGAGCATCGGGTTCCGGCCCGCTTTCGCGATCTGAAATCCGCCCTCTGAACTCTGACAGGGCGGGCGATAGCCCGCCCGACACACACAAAGGAAAAGGCCCGAACCAGTGGATGATCTGAAGATCAGGCGCAAATGCGAGGAGATGATCGCCTACGGCTATGTCGCGCTGCGGCAGTTTCCGAAGGCGGAGCGTCACGTCCTGAGCCAGGAAATCCGCCAGACCATGTGGCGGGTGCTGCGGCTGATCATCATCTGCAACCGCCGCTACCACAAGAAGACCACCATGCAGGACCTCGACGGCGAGCTCGACCTGCTGCGCAGCCAGGTCCGGCTGTCGCGCGAGCTGCAGTACCTGCCGTTTCGCAAGTACGAGGTCTGGAGCCGTCACCTTGACGAGCTCGGGCGCATGGTCGGCGGCTGGTTCCGGAGCCTCAAGCAAAGGGGTGCGGGCAATGTGGCTTGAACGTCTGCCGCTCCGTGGGGGCAGCTGGAACAACGGCTCGCATGCCGGCGTGTTCGCCCTCAACCTGAACAACCCGCGCTCGAACGCGAGTTCGAACATCGGGTTCCGGCCCGCTCTCGGGGAAAGCCGGAAGGCGGTGCCTCACGGGGCGCCGTCCAGTGCGCCCTCGAAAGGCCCCGTATCCCTCGGCCAGGTGCCGGAAAACATGAACAGGCCGGGGCGGGACAGTAGCGCATGCGCGACCCTTCGCGCCGGCCGCCCCATTCTTGCGGAGGTCGCGTGATGGCCCGCACCTACAACAACCTCTTCGAGCAGATCACGGATTTTGAGGCGCTGCACCGCGCCTGGGGCCGGGTGATCCGGGGCCGGCGGTCGCAGACCGATGTGCTGCGCTTCGAGCGCGACCTCGAGCCCAACCTGATCGCGCTGCAGGAAAGCCTGCTGGCGGGCACCTACAGCACCGGCCCCTACCGGCACTTCAAGGTGTTCGAACCCAAGGAGCGCGCGATCTCGGCGCTGCCGCTGAAGGACCGGATCGTCCAGCACGCCCTGATCGAGGCGATCGAGCCGATCTGGGAGCGCCGCTTCATCCATGACAGCTATGCCTGCCGGCCGGGCAAGGGCGCCCATGCCGGCGCCGATCGGGCGCAGGCCATGCTGCGCGCCGTCCAGCGCGAGGCGGGCTGCGTCTACGTGCTCAAGGCCGACATCGCCAAGTACTTCCCCTCGGTGTCGCATGATGCGCTCAAGCGCCTCCTGCGCCGCCGCTGCGCCTGCGCTACATGGACGACTTCGCGATCGTGGATGGCGACAAGGCGCGCCTGCATGAGCTGCGCCGCGAGATCGACGGGTTCCTGCATGCGCATCTCGCGCTGCGGCTCAACAGCAAGACGCAGGTCTTCCCCGTCCGCCCCGGCGGCCGGTCGCTCGATTTCCTCGGCTACCGCATCTGGCCCACGCACCGGCTCCTGCGCCGCGACAGCGTCGGGCGGATGCGCAAGAAGATGAAGCGCATGGCGCAACAATACCACGCGGGCCTGATCGGCCTCGATCGCGTGGACCGCGTTGTCGCCAGCTGGGTCGGCCATGCCGGCCACGCCCAGACCTACACGCTGCGCCGCAAAGTGGTCAGCGGGCAGGTCTTCATCCCACCGCCGCGCAAGGTGGCACCCCATGATCCCGAAAGGAGGCAGTGCGCATGAGCTCCCGCCCGAATTCACGAACCCTGAACACGCTCTTCAAAGGAGGCTTCAATGTCTGAGCAGTTCCTTCACGGGGTGGAGGTCGTCCAGATCGACGACGGCCTGCGCCCGATCCGTACCGTCCGCTCCTCGGTTATCGGGGTGGTGGGCACCGCGCCCGACGCCGCCGGCGCCACGGCGGCAACCCTGACCCTGGGCTCCACCGCGCTCGACACCGCGCTGGAGTTCACCGCCCAGGCCGCCGGGCTCGACGGCAACCTGATCACCGTCGCATTCACCGACCCCGGCACGAGCAGCGCCACGATCGCCGTGACCGTCGACGGCAATGCCATCTCGGTGGCCCTGGCGACCGACCTCGAAGGCGCGATCACCTCGACCGCGGCCGACGTCAAGACGGCGATCGAGGGCGACACCGACGCCGCTGCCCTGGTGGCGATCGCGCATGCCGGCACCAGCGATGGCTCCGGCGTCGTGCGCGCCAAGACAGCGACCGCGCTTTCGGGCGGCGCCGAAGAGCCCTTCCCGCTCAACACGCCCGTGCTCATCGCGGGCAGCCGGCGCGAGGCCGCAAAGCTCGACGCCACCGGGAAGGGGCTGGGCACGCTGCCCGGCGCGCTCGATGCGATCTTCGACCAGGCCGGCGCCGTCGTGGTGGTCGTGCGGGTCGAGGAAGGCGCCGACGACGCGGAGACGCAGGCCAACATCATCGGCGGTGTCGACGGTGTGACCGGCGACTACGAGGGTTTGCAAGCCCTCGCCGCGGCCGAGAGCATCGTGCATGTCTCGCCGCGCATCCTGATCGCCCCGGGCTTTACCCAGAACACCGGCGTGGTCAGCGAGATGGTTGGTATCGCCCAGCGGCTGCGCGCGGTCATCATCGCCGACGGCCCGAACACCACCGACACCGAGGCGATCGAGTATCGCGGCGAGTTCGGCTCCGACCGGGTCTATATCGTCGACCCCTGGGTGACGGTGTTCGACACCGTGGCCGCCAAGGAGGTGGTCGCTCCGGCCTCGGCGCGGGTGGCGGGCGTGATAGCGCGCACCGATGCCGACAACGGCTTCTGGTGGTCGCCCTCGAACAAGCTGATCAACGGCATCACCGGCACGGCCCGGGCGGTGTCCTTCGGCTTGTCCGATCCGAACTCGCGCGCCAACATCCTCAACGAGAACGAGGTTGCGACGATCGTGCGCAAGGACGGCTACCGCCTCTGGGGCAACCGCTCGACCACCGCCGACCCGCTTTGGGCCTTCCTGAGCGTGCGGCGCACGGCCGACATGATCTACGAGAGCGTCGAGCAGGCGCATCTGTGGGCCATGGACCGCCCCTTCTCGGCGCAGCTGATCAACGACATCCGCGACGGGGTCGATGCCTACCTGCGCCACCTCAAGGCGCTCGGCGCGATCCTGGGCGGGCGCGTCTGGCTCGATCCCGAGCTCAACACCGAGGCCCAGCTCAAGGCCGGCAAGCTCTATCTCGATTTCGACATCGAGCCGCCCGCGCCGCTCGAGCACCTCATCTTCCGCGCACATCGTAACGGCGAGTACTACGAAGAGCTCGTCGCCGATGTCGCCCAGGCCAGCTAAGGAGACCGGCAAATGGCGTACCCCCGCACTATCCGCAACTTCAACGCCTTCGTCGACGGCACGAGCTATTTCGGGCGCGTCGACGAGGCGAAACTCCCTCCGATCACCCTCAACACCGAGGCGCATCGCGGCGCGGGCATGGATGGCCCCGTCGCGATCGACATGGGCATGGAGGGCATGCAGTCCGAGATCACCTTCGCCGAATGGGACCCGGCGCTGCTCAAGTCCTTCGGCAAGCGTACGCGCTTCGTCATGCGCCCCGGTGCCATGGGCGAGGACGACTTCTCGGCCGACACCTACATCGCCACCCTCGGCGGGCGCATCAGCATCAACGGTCCCGAGGATCTGAAGGCCGGCGACAAGTCGACCCTGAAGATCACTATGGAGGTCGACTACTACCGCCTCGAAAAGGACGGCGAGGAGCTGTGGGAGATCGACATCGAGAACGGCGTGCGCGTCATCGGCGGGGTCGATCAGCTCGCCGAGCTGCGCCGCGCCATGGGCATCTGAGGGAGCTGAGACATGAGCGACAAGACCCAGAAGACGCGGCTGAGCGCGCCTCTCAAGAACGGTGAAAAGGAAATCCACGAGATCGAGGTCACCAAGCCCTCGGTCGGCGCGCTGCGCGGTCTGAAGATGACCGACGTGCTGCAGATGGATGTCACCGCCCTGATGACGCTCCTGCCGCGCGTGACGCGCCCGGCGCTGACACCCGACCAGGTGGCCGCGCTGGACCCGGCCGACTTCACCGACCTGTCGGGAAAGCTGCTGCTTTTTTTCGCGAGACCCGAGCAGCTGGAGGGGCTGGCGCCGCAGGGGAGCGCCTGAAGCTCCCCGATGACGTCGAGCAGGCCATGGCCGACGTGGCCATGGTCCTGCACGTCCAGCCGTCCGAGATGATGGCCATGGAACTCGAAGAGCTCGCACGCTGGCATGCCATGGCGCGCGAGCGCAGGGAGGCGGAGGCGCGCGCGTACGGAGGCTCGAGATGAGCGATCTCAACATCGCCATGATCCTGAGGCTGGTCGATCGGGTCAGCGCGCCGGCGCGGCAGGTTCGCGGGGCGCTCAGCGGCATCGCCGAAAGCGCAACCGCCGCCGGCAACCGCGCCACCGCCTTCGCCGATCGTCACCTCGAGGCGCTTGAGGCGCAGCGCGCCGCGATGCGCAATTCCGCGCTCGAGACTGCCGCGATCAGCTATGGCCTCTACCGCGCGATGCAGCCCGCCATCCAGTTCGAAACCGCGATGGCCGGCGTGCGCCGGGTCGTGACGTTCGACGACGAAACCGCCATTGAACGCCTCGGCGACGACATCCTCGCGCTGACCTCTTCGGGCGGTCTGCCGATGGCGGCTGAGGGCGTGGCCTCGATCATCGAGGCGGCCGGTCAGGCCGGGATTATCGACGACGCCCTGCCCGACGAAGAGCGGCGCGCGCAGCTCATCGCCTTCGCCCGCGATGCGGCGCAGATGGGGGTGGCGTTCGACATGTCCGCCGCCCAGGCCGGTGAGGCGATGGCGCAATGGCGCGGGGCGCTCGGCCTCACGCAGGAGCGCGCGCTCTCCCTTGGCGACGCGGTCAACCACATCTCGAACAGCATGAACGCCGCCGCGCCGGACCTCGTCCAGGTGATCCGGCGGCAGGGAGCCGTGGCGATGACTGCGGGCCTGGCGGAGACCGAGGTCGCGGCCCTCTCGGCGGCGTTCCTGGCGGGCGGGGCGAGCCCGGAAATCGCGGCCACCGCCCTGAAGAACTTCACCGGCGCACTCACGCGCGGGGAGGCCATGACAGCGCGTCAGCGCAGCGTCATGGAGGGGCTGGGCTTCGACGCCACCGAGATGGCCGAGCGCATGCAGGTCGATGCGCGCGGCGCCATCACCGACGTGATGACCGCGCTCTCGGAGCTGCCGGAAGCGCGACGGGGCGCGGCGCTCTCGCAGCTCTTCGGCGAGGAAAGCATGGGCGCCATCGCCCCGCTTCTCAACAATCTCGACCTGCTGCGCGAGAGCTTCGACCTGGTGGCCGACCCGTCGGACTTTGCCGGGGCGATGCTGGAGGAATACGAGCAGCAGGCATCGACCACGGCGAACGCGGTGGCGCGCCTGCGGGGTTTTATCACAGCGCTGTCGACAACCATCGGCTCGGTCCTGCTGCCCGAGCTCAACGCCCTGCTCGAAGGCGTCATGCCGGTGGTGGGCATCTTCCGCGACTGGGTCGAGAAGAACCCGGAGCTGATCCGCCAAATCGGCATCGCGACGGCGGGCCTCTTTGCCATGCGGCTGGCCTCGCTGGCGCTGCGCTTTGCCGCCCTCACGGCGGCCGTGCCCGTGCTGCGCCTGATCGGCGCGGGCGGGCGGCTGGTGGCCTTCCTGCCGGTGCTGGGCCGCGCGCTGCTGGCCCTGCTCAACCCCTTCGCGCTGGTGCGCGGGGCGATGATCGCCCTGCGCGTGGCGCTGCTGGCCAGCGGGATCGGCGCGATCGTCGCCGGCATTGCGCTGGCGGGCCTGTGGATATGGAACAACTGGGAGGGGCTGCTGTCCTTCTTCCAGGGCTTTGGTGAAGGGCTGCGCGTAGCAATCGGGCCGGCGGGACCCCTGCTTGACTGGCTGATGGATCGGGCGCGGGCGCTGGCCGAGTGGGTCGGCGCGCTGGTGGCGCCGCTGGATGCCAGCGCAGGAGCGTGGCGGGCCTGGGGGATTGGCGCCGGCATTGCGCTCGGAAATGCGCTTAGCGGGCTGTATGAGTGGGTCACGACATCGCCCGTCGTGGCGCGGTCCCTGGAGGTGATCGGTGAGGTGCTTCGCGGGCTGCTCGCCTTTGCGCGCGGCTTCGGGCGTGAGCTGAGCGCAGCCATTGGTCCGCTCGAGGATATCCTGGCCGGGCTTGCCGAGCAGGCACGCATGGCCGGGCTCTGGCTTCTGGATATGATCCGTCCCATCGTTCGCTGGCTGGGCGCGCTGATCGAGCCGCTTCGCGAGAGCACAGAGGCGTGGGGCGAGTGGGGCGAGGTCGCGGGCGGCTGGCTCGGTAGCGTGCTGTCGCGCCTATTGGGGTGGATCGAGGCATCACCCGCGGTTGCGAAGGGGGTGGCCCTGGTCACCGCCGGCGTCATGGGTCTGCGGCTGGCATTGAGGATCGTGATGTGGCCCCTGCGCATCTTCGGGCGCATG